AACATACCGGTCATGGAGGTGCGCCGATGAAGCCGTTGCCAGCAGGATTGGCGGCGCATCTCGACAGCGGCGCGACAACGCTGTGCTGGTGCTGGCGGCTCAAGCGCCGTGATGGCTTGGCGCAGGGTTTCACGGACCATGACCGCGATGTCGTGTTTGACGGAACAACGTTCGAGGCTGCGGCCGGATTCGAGGCGAGCGAGGTGCGTGAAACATTAGGTCTCGCCGTCGACAATCTCGAGATCACGGGCGCGTTGTCGTCGGCAGCACTGCAGGATGCGGATCTCGCCGCCGGGCTCTACGACGACGCGGAAGTGGAGATTTTTCGCGTTAACTGGGCGGACGTCACGCAGCGCATTCTGATGCGCGCGGGGACCCTGGGCGAGGTGAAGCGCGCCGGTCATGGGTTTTCGGCCGAGGTGCGCGGTCTTTCCCATTATCTGCAGCAGCCGAAAGGGCGGCTGTTTCAATACACCTGCGATGCCGATCTGGGGGACGCGCGCTGCAGGGTGAACCTGGCGGCAGCCGCGTATACGGGTTCCGGGGTGGTCGGTTCGGTGCTCTCGGAGCGGGCGTTCACGGCGTCGGGTTTTGCGGACATCGTCTCTGACTGGTTCACGCGGGGCCTCGTGGCTTTCACGTCCGGTGAGGCGGCTGGGCAGAAGATCGAAGTGCGGCGGCACACTTCGGAAGGGGGGACGGTGACGTTCGACCTTTGGCAGGCGGTTCGGGCGCCGTTGACGGCGGGAATGAGCTTCACCGCGACGGCCGGATGCGACAAGAGCCATGTGATGTGCCGGACGAGGTTTGCAAATATCGCGAATTTCAGAGGCTTCCCGCACATGCCTGGCAACGATTTCCTGACGGCCGTCGCCAACTCCGGCAAGGCGTGAGGTGGTGATCATGCAAGCGGAGAGCCTTTCGGGGCGTGGCGCGCAAGTAGTTGCTGCCGCGCGGACCTGGATCGGGACGCCCTATCATCATCAGGCGAGTGCGTGCGGTGTCGGCGCGGACTGTCTGGGGCTCGTTCGCGGTGTTTACCGCGAGGTGATGCAGCGGGACGCCGAACTGCCGCCGCCCTATTCACGCGACTGGGGCGAGACGAACGGATTGGAAACGCTATTGCAAGCGGCGCAGCGCAATCTGTTGCCCGTCGCGCAAGGGACGCACGTTCCAGGTGACGTTCTCATCTTCCGGCTGAGGCAAGGGACGATTGCCAAGCATGCGGCTCTTCTGGCGACGCCGGAGACGATGATCCACGCGATGGAAGGCACCGTGGCTTGCGAAGTGGCCTTCAGCCCTTGGTGGCGCCGGCATCTGGCCGGTGCGTTTCGTTTTCCCGACTGACGTAGGGGCAATCCTTCATGGCGACATTGGCACTGGCGGCGGTTGGCGCCGCCGCGGGCGGAGCCCTTTTGCCCGGGGGTATCTCGCTTCTCGGCGCGACGCTGTCCGGCGCGGCGCTCGGTTCGCAGATCGGCGCACTGGCGGGTTCGTATGTCGACAGCGCGCTGTTTGGGGCAGGCGGCAGCAAAGTCGTGGAAGGTCCGCGGCTGCAGAAGGTTCACCTGACGGCGTCGACTGAAGGGGCGCCGGTGCCGCGGCTCTACGGGCGGGCGCGCGCCGGCGGTCAGGTGATCTGGGCGGATGAGATCATCGAGAAGCGAGTCGCTTCGTCGGCTGGCGGGTCCGGTAAGGGAGTGGGCGGCAAGGGGCAGACATCGCAGAAGGTCGAATACCAGTACTTCGCCAGTTTCGCGGTCGCGATCTGTGAAGGAGAGATCACGGGTCTCGGACGCGTCTGGGCCGACGGGCGGGAACTGGACCTGACGCGGATTATAACACGGCTCTATACCGGCAGCGAGGCTCAGGCCGCCGATGCCCTGATCAGCGCCAAGCTCGGGGCGGATGCGGCGCCTGGGTTTCGCGGAACCGCCTATGTCGTTTTTCAGGAGTTACCCCTGGCGGAGTTCGGCAATCGCATTCCGCAACTGTCGTTCGAAGTCTCGCGCGCCGTCGACAAGTTCGGCGATAAGATCCGCGGGGCGGTTCTCATTCCGGGATCGGGTGAGTTCGTTTATGCGACCCAGCCCGTTTCGCAGACCTTCGGGCTAGGACGCTCGCGGCCCGAAAACGTGCATACGCTGGCCGGCGACACGGATTGGCAAGTGGCGGTCGATCAGTTGCAGGCGGCGCTGCCGAATGCATCCGCCGTGTCGCTGGTGGTGAGCTGGTTTGGAACCGATCTTCGTGCGGGCAACTGCCAGATCAAGCCCGGTGTGGAGCGGACGCAGAAGACGACCGCGCCGCTGACGTGGTCGGTCTGTGGCGTCGATCGCCATTCGGCCTATGTCGTCTCGACGAGGGACGGGCGGCCGGCCTATGGCGGCACGCCTTCCGATCAAACGGCCGTGGCGGCGATCGAGGATCTCAAGGCACGCGGGCTCGACGTAATCCTGACGCCGTTCATCCTGATGGACGTGCCGGAAGGAAACACGCTCGGCGATCCCTATGGCGGTTCCGTGCAAGGCGCCTATCCCTGGCGCGGGCGGATCACCTGCGATCCGGCGCCGGTGCGGCCCGGCACGGTGGACAAGACCGCGGCCGCTGCGGTCCAGATCGCGCAGTTCGTTGGAACCGCGACGCCAAACCATTTCTCACTCAGTGGCAAGAGCGTTGTCTATTCCGGTCCCAACGAGTGGTCCTTGAGGCGCATGGTTCTGCATCATGCATTTCTGGCCAAGGCCGCGGGTGGCGTATCGGCTTTCGTCATCGGTTCGGAACTGCGTGGTCTCACGACGGTGCGCAGTTCAACGTCGCATTACCCTTTTGTCGCGGCTCTCGTTTCGCTCGCCGCCGACGTGAAGGCCGTGCTCGGACCGTCGACCAAGGTCACGTATGCGGCGGACTGGACGGAGTATTTCGGTCATCAACCGCAAGACGGAACGGGAGACGTCTACTTTCATCTCGATCCGCTGTGGGCCTCGCCTGCGATCGACGCCGTTTCGATCGATTGCTACTGGCCGCTCGCGGACTGGCGCGAAGGTTCGGGGCATGTGGATGAGCGGGCGGGATGGCGTTCCGTATACGATCCCGGATACCTGCGTGCCAACGTGCGCGGCGGGGAAGGGTTCGACTGGTATTATGCCAGTGCGGCGGATCGCGTGACGCAAACGCGCACCCCAATTACCGATGGCTCCGGCAAGCCGTGGGTTTTCCGCAGCAAGGACATCCGGTCGTGGTGGTCGAACGCACATTACAACAGACCGGGCGGGATCGAGAGTTCAACGCCCACCGCCTGGGTGCCGCAATCCAAGCCGTTCTGGTTCACGGAGATCGGCTGCCCTGCGGTGGATAAGGGCGCCAACCAGCCGAACGTCTTCGTCGATCCAAAGAGTTCGGAAAACGCGCTGCCGCATTTTTCGCGCGGGACTCGCGACGATCTCATCCAGCGACGCGTGATCGACGCGATGATTTCCACGTTCGATCCCGAGGATCCGGCGTTCGATCCGGCGGCCAATCCGGTTTCGGCCGTGTATGGCGGACGCATGGTGAGTGTGGACCGCATCCTGCCCTATTGCTGGGATGCGAGGCCGTATCCAGCGTTTCCGTCGGCTCTCGATGTGTGGGGCGACGGTTCGAACTGGGAGCTCGGTCATTGGCTCAACGGGCGAATGGCCGGCGGCGCGCTCGATGCGACGCTGAAGGCCATGATGCGCGATTTCGGGTTCGATCGCGCACGGGTGGAGCCGATGCCCGGCACCGTGCAGGGCTATGTCCTCGATCGCGTTCTCTCAGCCCGTGAAGCTCTTCAGCCTCTCGAACTCGCCTATTTCTTCGACGTTCTGGAAAGCTGCGGGGAGGTTGCCTTCCGGCCGCGTGGGCAGACGTCTGGAGAAGTGGCCGTCGCAGTGCAAGAACTCGTGGAGACAAAGGCAGGCAGCCCGCTACTCACCGTTACGCGCGGACAGGAGTCGGATCTTCCGGCGAGTGCCAAGATCACTTATGTGGATGCCGCGCGCGATTATCAGCCCGCCGTGGCGGAGGCGCGCAGGCTGACAGGTGCGTCTGGGCGCGTCGCGCAGGCGGAAGTGCCGATCGTTATGGATACTCTTTCGGCGCAGCCGGTGGCTGAGACGCAGCTTTTCGAAGCCTGGTCTGTGCGCGAGCGCTTCAGCTTCACGTTACCGCCGAGCCGGCTCGCCGTGGAGCCGGGTGACGTGCTGACGCTGACAGGGAATGGACTGCCGCAACGCGTCAAGGTCAGGGAAATCGGCGATCATGGGGCGCGCGATATCGAAGGTCGCGCGTTCGATGCCGAAGTTTACCGGTCGTCGCCGTCGGCCGGCCGGCAATGGGCAACTCCGCCGAGCGTTTCGTCCGGGCAGCCTGTTGGCCTGTTTCTCGATTTGCCGCTGCTGAGAGGCGATGAACCGGTTGAGGCGGGCTACGTCGCTGCTTCGCAAAGTCCGTGGCCGGGCGGCGTGGCGGTTTATTCGTCTCCCGAAA